CCTGATACTGAATACGAGTTTATCGTAGACGGAGAAAAACTATATCGAATCTACGACCACCAAATTACAATTAAACTATGAACTTACTATCACTCGACAATATTATCAGAGACCCTAAAGCATACGTTGAAGATATATACAAACACGACTTTCAAGATGTTTATGATGGAGAGAGAACATTTAAAAACATTCAACCAAGACACGATGACGAGTTCTCTCGTTTTGTTTCAATCATATTCCCCAATCATAGCATAAAGTGGAACTTTATACGCAAGTCTCCTTTAAATCAAGAAGAGCCAAACTTTATTCATTCAGATGAGATGATGGGAGACCTGACCGTTATCCTTTATCTTAATGAGACTCATCCCGAGAATGATGGCACAACATTGTATGACGAGAATAAAAAACCATTGTGCACTGTATACTCAAAGTTCAACAGGATGATTGCGTTTAACTCTGATGCTCCTCACTCAAGAAACATATATGAAAACTTTGGTGAGGGGACTGAGTCTCGTTTGATTCAAGTTATTTTTTTAGAGGAGAAATAATATGGATAGCAAAGAGATGAAACTAAAAATCATTGCTGCCGCAGAGAAAGCGGTTGAGCAATTGATAAAGGTTGCTGAGGAAGAAATCATCAAGCCTCATAGCGAGGATGAGTTAGCTGCTGATAGATTAAAGAATGCAGCCGCAACTAAACGGTTAGCAATCTTTGATGCGTTTGAGATATTGAACAGGATAGATGCGGAAAGAGAAAGTCTTAACGCTATAGATAGAGGTGTAAGTAAAACTGAAACAAAGCAAGGATTTGCAGAACGAAGGTCTAAATAACTCATTGTACTTTACGGTTCACAACCTGATACCTAACCCTGTTCTTTTGAAAAAGAACAAGGCCAAAACTTGGGAGTACGGGTATAACGAGCAGTATGATATTGTGGTTATATCCAAGACGGGAGAGATTGGTCAGATAATAAATGTATCGGGACTCAACATTGCCTTACCCGCAACTCCCAAGGAGTGTCTTCAAAGACACAGCAAACCTTCTGAACAGTATTGGGAAAGACACGAACTACCCAAAGAACTTGCAAAGATTCAGTCTATCTTTCAATGGAATGAAAAACCCAAAGAGTTTAAGGACAGGTGGGTTGACTATATCGAGAAAGAGTTTGACTATAGAGAAGATGGCTTTTGGTTTATGAATAATGGGAAGCCCTGTTACATTACAGGTGCTCACTATATGTACCTTCAGTGGTCAAGTATTGACGTAGGATATCCTGACTTTAGAGAGGCCAACCGAATCTTCTTTTTATTTTGGGAGGCTTGTAAGGCAGACCCAAGGTGCTTTGGTATGGTGTATCTAAAGATTAGACGTTCAGGATTTTCCTTTATGGCCTCGTCTGAATGCGTAAACATTGGCACGCTTGCGCGTGATTCTCGTGTTGGCATATTGTCTAAGACAGGGGCTGATGCTAAGAAGATGTTCACGGATAAAGTCGTGCCTATCAACAGCAGATTGCCTTTCTTCTTCAAGCCTATTATGGACGGGATGGATAAGCCTAAGACCGAATTGGCATTCCGTGTACCCGCAGCTAAGATTACAAAGAAGAATATGTATGAGTCTTCCGACAGTGAGATAGACGGATTGGATACTACTATAGATTGGAAGAATACAGAGGAGAACTCATATGACGGAGAGAAGTTAGCCTTCTTGGCTCACGATGAGTCAGGCAAATGGGTCAAGCCAAACAATATCCTAAACAATTGGCGCGTAACTAAAACGTGTTTGCGTTTGGGTAGCAAGATTATAGGCAAGTGTATGATGGGTTCTACCTCAAATGCTTTGAGCAAAGGGGGAGATAACTTTAAAAAACTGTACGAGGATTCTCGCATAGGCGTGCGTAACGCCAATGGACAGACTAAGAGTGGTATGTATTCCCTCTTCATTCCTATGGAATGGAATATGGAAGGATTCATTGACATACACGGTATGCCTGTATTCAGAAAGCCCGAGGAAAAACTGAGAGGAGTTGATGGTAATTGGATTTCAAATGGTGCGATAGACTATTGGGAGGCTGAGGTTGATTCGCTCAAGCACGACTCAGATGCACTCAATGAGTTCTATCGTCAGTTCCCAAGAACAGAGTCTCACGCATTTCGAGATGAGAGCAAGCAAGCCCTGTTTAACCTAACTAAGATATATCAGCAGATTGACTACAATGACTCGCTGATAATAGACCATCACCTTACAAGGGGCAGCTTTATGTGGAAGGATGGGATTAAGGATACGCAGGTAATATTTATGCCTGATAAGAGGGGAAGGTTTTTGATTGGATGGGTTCCACCCAAGCAAATACAAAACAACGTCCACGTAAGAAACGGAATCAAATACCCCGGCAATGAGCACATTGGTTCTTTTGGATGTGACTCCTATGATATATCAGCTGTAGTAGATGGGCGAGGCTCTAACGGTTCTCTGCACGGAATGACCAAGTTCCATATGGATGAAGCTCCCGTCAATGATTTCTTTTTAGAATACATTGCTCGACCTCAGACTGCTGAGATTTTCTTTGAGGAAGTTCTTATGGCCTGTGTGTTTTATGGTATGCCTATATTGGCGGAGAATAACAAGCCTCGTCTACTCTATCACTTTAAGAACAGAGGATACAGGGGGTTCTGTATGAATAGACCTGACAAGCAGTATGCTAAACTATCTAAGACCGAGAGAGAACTTGGCGGTATACCTAACTCATCCGAGGATGTAAAGCAAGCGCACGCTGCCGCTATTGAATCCTACATTGAAAAGTTTGTAGGTATGGATTTAACAGGAACATATAGGAGTTCAGATGAGATGGGGTCTATGTTGTTTACAAGGACGCTTGAGGATTGGGCTAAGTTTGATATCAATGATAGAACTAAGTTTGATGCGTCTATCAGTTCGGGGTTAGCTATTATGGCTAACCAAAAACATCTTTATATGCCTGAGAAAAAAGAATCCAAAATAAGTATTAACTTCGCAAGGTACAAGAATGACGGAAACATAAGCCAATTGATTCGATGAAAGATATAGAAATCAACATACTATCTACGAGTTTCCCAAGCCAATTTGCTACGGATGCTGAAAAAGAATCAGATGCGTTTGGGCTTCAGGTGGGACAGGCTATTCAATACGAATGGTTTAGAAAGGATGGAACCTCGTGTAGGTATTATAATCAGTGGCGTGACTTCCACAGACTGCGCCTTTACGCTCGTGGAGAACAATCTGTAGCTAAGTACAAAAATGAATTGGCTATTGATGGTGACCTGTCTTATCTTAATTTGGATTGGACACCCGTTCCTGTTATCCCCAAGTTTGTAGATATTGTAGTTAACGGTATGTCTGACCGCCTGTTTAAGGTAAAGGCATATGCTCAGGATGCTATGTCTCAGGCAAAGCGTAGTAAGTATCAAGAAATGGTTGAGACTCAAATGGCGGGTAAACCTGTCCTTGAGAAGATTCAAGAGTTGACAGGGGCAAATCCGTTTATGATGAACCCGGAAGAACTTCCCGAGTCTGATGATGAGTTGTCATTGTTTATGCAGCTTAACTACAAACCCGCTATTGAGATTGCTGAAGAAGAAGCCATCAATACAATTTTTGATGAGAACCATTATGAGGACATCCGAAAAAGGATTGACTATGATAGCACGGTTATCGGGATTGGTGTAGTCAAGCACGAGTTCTTGCAAGGAACAGGAGTTAAGATTTCTTATGTTGACCCTGCAAACATTGTGTATAGTTACACTGAAGACCCTTATTTCAAAGATTGTTTTTATTGGGGTGAGATTAAAACAGTACCTCTTACGGAACTATACAAGATTGACCAAAGCCTAACAGCTGAAGACCTTAGAGAAATATCTCAGTATAGTCAAGGTTGGTATGATTACTACAACGTAGCACGATTCTATCAGAACAGTGTCTTCTTTAGAGATACCTGTACTCTGATGTACTTCAACTATAAAACCACCAAGAAGATTGTCTACAAGAAAAAGATTCTTGACAATGGTGGTACACGTGTAATTGAGAAGGATGATACGTTTAATCCTCCCGTTGAAATGATGGAGGAGGGTAACTTTGAAAAGATTGAGAAGACCATTGACGTATGGTATGAGGGCATTATGGTTATGGGGACCAACATCCTATTGAAATGGGAGTTGTCTCAGAATATGGTTCGTCCTAAGTCAGCTTCTCAGCACGCTCTTCCAAACTACTTTGCTTGTGCGCCACGTATGTACAAAGGTGTTATTGAGTCGTTAGTTCGTAGGATGATTCCTTTTGCTGACCTGATTCAAATCACCCACTTAAAACTACAGCAGGTGATTGCACGTGTTGTGCCTGATGGTGTATTCATTGATGCGGACGGGTTGAATGAGGTGGACCTTGGTACAGGTAACGCTTATAATCCCGAGGACGCACTTCGTTTGTATTTCCAAACGGGTAGTGTCATTGGCCGCAGCTTTACCCAAGACGGTGATTTTAACAATGCCCGTGTTCCAATTACACAGCTTACCTCTAACTCAGGTGCTGCTAAAACACAGATGCTGATTACTAATTATAACCACTATATGGATATGATTAGAACAGTAACGGGTTTGAACGAGGCAAGAGATGGCTCAACTCCCGACCCACACTCGTTGGTTGGGCTACAAAAGTTGGCAGCGTTAAATTCAAACACAGCTACAAGACATATTCTTGAAGGGGGATTGAATATCTACCGTTCATTAGCTGAGGCAATCACTTACCGTATATCTGATATCTTGGAGTACTCTGACTTTAAAGATGAGTTTATAAATCAGATTGGTAAGTATAACGTGTCTATCCTTAGCGAGATATCAGACCTATATATATACGACTTTGGAATCTTCATTGAGGTATCACCTGACGAAGAACAGAAAGCTCAACTTGAACAGAACATTCAGATGGCCTTATCTAAGGGTGACATTAACCTTGAGGATGCAATTGATATTCGTGAGATAAAGAATATCAAACTTGCTAATCAAATGCTCAAGATGAAGAGAGCTAAGAAAGAGCAGCGCGAAGAAAAGATGGCTATGCAAAAGCAAGCCTTGATTTCTCAACAGCAGTTAAAGTCTCAGGAGTTGGCAGCGCAGGTTGCAATGCAAAAGATACAAGCGGAGACACAGGCCAAGATGCAAATCAAACAAGCAGAGGTTGCATTTGACATTGAGAAGATGAAGCAGGAAGCTGCAATGAAATCTCAACTTATGGCTCAG